TGCATTTGCACCTCTTAGTCCTGCAGAAGTTAAAAAGAATAATCCCTCAGCTAATTCCGCTGGAGCTTGAGCAGTTTGGCCTGATAGGGACATTACCCCTTCAGATAATTTTTTAATTTCTTTACCTGAGATTCCAACTAAGGTATTAATCTTAGTCATATTCTTCTCAAAGTCAATAGCCATTTTAGCACCTGCAGCTCCAATAGCAGCAAAAGGCAGAGCAAAGGAATGAGTAATAGATCTTCCTACTGCTTGCATTTTAGCTCCAAACATTTGTAATCTTCTGGAAGCTGTTTTTAATCCTCTAAATAGAGGAGCAGTTACTGCATTGATAACTACATTTAAGGAGGCTAAGGCTTTTTTAGGCATCTTTCTTTTTTATTTTTTGCTGGACTTTATCATCAAAATCCGACTCTTTCATAATCCTTTCAATATCTCTTTTAACAGATTTCGCAGTTTTTTCAACTTTTTCCCAAGGGAAGGTAGTAATTTTTTTAGGATCTACAGGCCTTTTCAAATGGGGATTAATTATAACACAAGCCATCCATCTAGCTCTCTCCCACGCTGCCTGATTATCCTGCTCATACAACCTTCTCTTACCCATCTGAGCGTTGATAAAGTTTCTAGGTGTCATATTATATAATTCCTCTACAGTCATATTTAATTCTCCAAAAGCCATTTGTTCCAAAGTATCAAAAGTTATTGGCTCTATTTTTTGCGGCTTCCCTTTTTTTTGCTTGCCGCTGTTGCGTTTCCCATATTATGTCCCATTTGCTCTCCAAATATTTCCATCGCTCTAGTTAAAGCACTCATATCGGTATCAAGCATATCTCCTAGCTCATCTATACTAAGAGTACAGTCTTGGCCTGATTTTCTACATCCTTCCTCTATCCCTACCAGTACTAAAGTTAAGGCTTGATCTAAATTCATATCCTGCCCTAAGTTCATTAAATTATTTAGAGAAGTTCCTGTTAATCCACAGTATTTTCTCAATCCATTGAATCCAAAAAATATTGGATAATTTTTTCCTCCTAATTCTATTAATTCGTATTTCATTTTTTTATTTTCTTAAAGGTTATTAAAATAAGAGTTTCTCCAAGCCACCCCTTTAAGAAATAAAAAGGCAGCAAGGAGTCCCTCTCGTTTATTATGATACAGCTGATTGTGTTAAAGCACCAGTTCCTGAAAAAGATCCACTCCAAGTAGAGCTATCTTCATTTGGAGTATCTAAACTTAGAGAAGTAAGCCAAGCTGTACCACTCCATTTTAAATCTCCAGTTATTTCTGTACTAAACATAAGAGTAAAAGAAGTTCTGTTTGATCCTTCCATATAAGTTGCATATAATTCATTTACAGTTAAGTCAGATATTGCAGAACCTGCAGTATCTACAAAAATTACCATTCCTTCTACAGAAACTTCCCAGTCCCTTTGTCCTTCCATTTGATCTCTCCATCCTGCAGAGTCCTTCGTTGAAGTATCTCTAAGGTTGTGATTCATAGATATTGAAGCTGAGGTAGCATAGCCAATTTTAGTGCCAGCTGCATAAACTCCAAATTTTGTTCCATTGATTACGCCATTTGTTGCCATTTGTTTTTATTTTTTTAATTAATTAATTTATTTTACTTGTATTTTATTTTTATCTCGTATTTATTTTTTAATGACTCACATCTTGAGTTAATTCCCCTGCTCCTGCAAAGCTTAAACTAATAGTAGAACTATCTTCATTTGGAGCGGTTATATTTACTCCTGTTAAATAAGCTTCCCCTGTAAAATAAGGAGTACCGCTTTCAACAGGATAAAGAGCGATTGTGAATCTATCTTGATCCATATATCCTTCATCAATAACAGTATCTAAAGAAAGAGAACCAATCCCTGTATGCACAGGAACTAAAGTCCCATCTGCATAAACATAAGCGAATTTTCCTTCAAAACCCATACTCCATCCTCTATCGCTTAGTAAACTTGTATTCCAGTTATCAGTTTCTCTGCAGCTAATATCTTTAAGTCCTTGCTCTGTTTGTATGTTTGCAGTAGTACCTAATATCACATACTCCCCATTAATTGTTAATAGATAATCCTGTCCGTTTATGATTCCATTTAGAGCCATTTATCCAATATATAAAATTGCTATTTTCACATCTGTAGTAGTACTCAAAGTGAAACTCACTAGAGAGTCCGTATCATTGTAAGCGGTAGTAGAAAAAGCACCCATTAATGAAATTGAGTTTGCTGTTACGGTTTCTACAGCACTTGATTTGGTTAAATCTCCATAAAGATTATTATCTACAGTAGTAACTCTTGTAGTAACAGTACAAGTCAAAGAAGATTCGCTTGAATTTTCTATCAAGATAATCTCCTTCCCTGTATTAGTAAAAGTATTCGTTACCGCTCCTGGAGCTGTTAGCGTTACTGACAGTCCAGATTCTATTATTGATTGACTAGCTATTAGAGCCATTTTCTTCTATTTTTTTAGATTTCTTTTTAGTTTTTGCAGGAGCTTGTTTTTTTACAGGCTCACATATTCCAGCTTCAGCAAGTTCTGCAGCAAATCCCCAAGTAACATTTATTTTAGTACCGATAGGAAATGTCTTTGATCCTCGGCTGTATTCTTTGATTGTTGTAATTGTTGGCATTTTATTCTATATTTATCCAGCCGTTTGCTGGGTTATTAATTAATTCTAGGATTTCTGAATGCGAGTAATCAGTAAAGCCCTCCAAATCGCTAGGCTTAGTTCCAGAATATTTTACTATAAATTCGCTATTATCTATTTTATATCTAAGTGTATCTTTGCTTTCCAATACATTTATAAAATTAATATCATTAATTTTTGTAGTAGGTATTATGCAATATCTTTTTGTCATATCTATGCAGGTACTTGTGTATTAATATCCTCGGCCGCCATATTTGTCATTACGCCCTGATTACTATATTGAGGAGAGGCATCAGGAATATTAGGGAAGGTAGCACCATCTCCATTTCTCCAAAAGCCTACCAAATAATCAGAAGCAACTGGGTATCTATTAGGATCTCCTGTAGCTCCACTTCCATATAATTTAGACACATCATCTGCCGATAAGACTTCATCCCATATAGAGAATTCATCTATAAACATATTAGCATAGTTTGTAGCTCCATTCTTTGCCATCAAAAGAGGGCAAATTGTATTTGAGGGAGTACCGTAGCTTCCTGTAAGTGTTGCGGTAGCTCCACCGTTAGTAGTATTTTTTAGACTGTTATTTATGTAAAAATTAAAAGCAGTTATTGCAGCTGATAAATCATATGTCAATACTATATGAGTCCAAGCATCATCAGCAATTGCTTGAGCGGTAGTAAAGGTAAGATAATCCGTAGCACTATCTCCAAAATAAACTATAAACTTTACATAGTTATCATAGGAAACTTTAAGCTCATATTCATAGTGATAAGCTCCAGAGCCAAATTCATAGTTTTTATTGATTATATATTGAGCTGCAGCCTCCTCCTCTGCTGGCCTTACCCATACTGACATACTAAAGCCTCTATCTCCTCCTGAAGAATTTATACTCCATAAATTGTTATCTCCAAAAGTAACATAATCATCCACTCCATCAAAAGCTAAAGAGTAGGTATTCTCCCAAGTGTTAGAAATATTTAATCTATTTGCTCTGATAATGAAATCTAAGTGTTTTATGAATACTCCACTATTTGCAGCATTATCATCATAATCATCTACAGAAGATTCAAATACTATAGAATCTACATAAATATCATTTTCATATGGAGAGTTTACAGTACCCCACTCTCTATCTAAAGCTTCCCTCACTTTTACAGCTATATTCTCTACTTCTAAATAATTCTGAGCAAACACAGATATTTGAACTCTACTGGTATCTAAGATACTTCTTTGTCTTATTCTAGGGTCATTTGCATTATCTTGAGAATCTCCCTTAGTGTTTAAAGGGATGGTACTTATTTCTCTATAAACTAAATAAGGAGCTGAGGTAGGTTGCTGCGCTCTTAAAGCAAAGAAACTTGTAGCAGCCACTAAGTCAGTTAAAGCTCCATAAGTTCTTAAGATGGGATATATGATAGCACCTGATCTCATTATTTATACATTCTTTTAAGTCCCTTAGTTTCTCTTTGTAATACTTTTTCTACTATCGCTTGCGCTCCTCGTAATAACAACTCGGCTGCTTGGTTTTGTGATTTATCCCAGGCTGGCCTCATAAAAGGATGGGGAGCTGCAGTTTCTGTCCCATACTCAACCATTGCTCCATAGTACCCTCCTCCTCTTTGTTCATTTTTCTTTGCTGATCCTCCTGTTGCTTTTGGCCCTACATATAAAGCAGGTAATCTCCTAGAGGCTCTTGTACTGAAAGCTTTTATACTCTTTTTTAATTGTCCTTCCTCATTGTTAATATTAGCTCTAGCTGCAGCAATAATAGGTTTAGCAGCCTGTCTAAAGACAGCCATAAAGAATTTATTTTTTTTAACTTCATAAGGAATTTTATTCATTGCTCTTATGAGTTCTTTATTCCCTAATACTTTGCCTGAAGTGATAGTACCTAAATTCATTAATTATTGTCTTTTTGTACTGCAGTTAATCTAGTAATTTTATGCCTACCATCTATATGAGCAATTTGTTCTATATAATAATAAATAGCCTCACTAGCTGAGGTAGTGTATTTTATTCTCCAGTCAGGCTGCAGGGTATCTTTATAAGTTTCGTATCTTATATAGAAATCTACTTTTTGCTCTCCTACTTGCTGATCTCCTTCCTCACTCTCTTTTCCTCCTTTATAAATCATATACGCCCAGACACTAGATACAGTTCCAGCATTAGCCCAAGTAGTATTCTGAATACCGCCATAATTCACATTTGCCGAAAATTCAGGCTCTTGTATTACTATAGGGGTGTCTAATTCTCCTATAGTAATCATAAGGTTTGTATTTTATATGGATTCATTAAATACTGAGCTGTCTTAGGAATTTCAGAAACTATTTTTCCTACTATTACAGATTGCCTATTCTCATACATATCTGCTACTACTATTTTAATTGCTTGAATGATAGGATTTGGAATATCTCCTGTCGCTCCCCAGCCCACTATATAATCACATCGCCACGCTTGAAACACATCATCAGGCGTTACACTAGCAGCATCTTCATTGAGGTAAACTCTAGGGGGTTTAATATGTTGTACTAATTGAGTGCTAGAAGTGAAAGTAGTCCAAGAACCATCTTTTTTATACTTAACATCATAAGTACCGTTAGTTATAGGACTTTTAAATAAAATATTTAAATCATTAAATTTATTGCCATATTGTCTTAGAGTAGTTTCTAATAGAAAGATATTACAAAATTCTTCTATCCTTTGTACTGCCGCTCTTTCTAAAGAAGCGATATAAGTATCATCATCAGTAAAGGTTATTCTCAAATGAGTTTTCAAATCAGCGGTACTTACTATTTGAGTGGTATTATATGCTACTACTTCTAAATATTTCATTTTATATAGTCTTTTTAAATTCTATATTTATTTCTTAAAGTTAAAAAAAGGGAGGAAAAAGGAGCAAAAGCTCCAATTTCCAACCTTAATAGTATTAATTATGCTTCTATCAATTTATAGAAAGCAGTATCATTTTGCACGGCATCCCCATCGACTAGGCTAGTCACGACCATTCTAGGAAGTCCTGAAGCAGCGTTAGTGTAAGGATCAAATAAAATATCTAATCCTCCGAATTGAGCAATATGTACTTTAGAGAAATCTCCGAATAAAGCGTGAGCTTTAGCAGAAGTTCCTGAAGCAGCTACATTTCCTGATTGAAACGCATAGTAACCATTTAATCTTCTATCTCCATTATCCCATAAAGGACTA